GTCGCAGTCTGTGTAAGGGATATTAGCTGCCAACCATGCGTCAACAAATGTTGTAGCATCGTTAGCACTGGCTGTTGCTGAACCGTTGATTGTTACAACATAAACACTTGTTGTAGCAGTTAGTTCGCTACTGCCTGGTGAACTTACACGAACGCCGATTTGTGAGCCGTCAACAAAGCCTGTAGGAGCACTTACTGTACCTGTGAAGGCACTTGCGCCTGTTTGAGCACGATAGAACAACTGTAGTGGTGCGCCTTGTGCTGTGTTGTACTGAGCATATACAGAGTTTAGAGGAATACTCTTGCCGCCTGTACTGTCTAGTGCAGCGTTTACTGCTGCATCACTTGTAGCAATAGTAACTGACTTACTTGCGTAAGCGCCGGTTGTTGTACTGTACTGACCTAGAGATAGACTCATGCCGCCGTTTACAGCGTTAGTCTTGACCCATACACTGCCTGTTGGGCGTGGTGTACTGTCTGTTGTTCTCCATAGTGGCTGATTAGCGTTAGTGCCATAAGCGATTGCTGGAGCACGTTTTACGCCGCCAGTAATGCCTAGAGCTTCTAGTGTTACTGAGTCGCCGCCGATGTTGATCTCGCCGCCCGCATCTGTTACGTACATATTGATGCGATTGTCGATGCGTCTTACTGTTAGGAACGGTACTCGTGCCGCGTTGATAGCAGTAATGATTGCCGCGATTGTGTTGCCGCTACTTAAACTGATTAGTGATGCGTGTTGACCACTGAATGAACTTCTGTAGCCGTTTACTGTACCAGCAGGAACATACTGTGCAGAGCCAGAGATAGTGTAAGTACCGGCGCCGCCTGTGCCTGTGCCTAGAGCGGTAATGTATGTGCCACTAGCAATAGAGATAGTTGCTGTACCTGTACCAGAAGTAGGTGAGCCAGCACTTGTTGTTGTGAACTGTGTACCTGGTGCTGGTTGAATTGCGAAGCCTGCTACAGGTCCATTGCCACTACCTGATACTTGACTGCTCAACTTGTAGATACCGCGGCCGCCTAGACCGGTAGTAGTTGTTGATGTTACTGGTGAGTAGAATGTCAACTCTGTTGTAGTAGTGAAACCTGCTGTGATTGCGTTACTCAATGTGATTACGCTACCAGCAATGTTGGTGATTGTTGTGCCAGCTGGGATGCCTGCTACAACTGATGTACCAGCGTTGTTTAGTGCTAGAACTAAGTCACCTACACTTAGACCTGTAACAGCGTTTAGTGTTAGTTGTGTATCACCTGCTGTTGCGGCTGCTGCAATCTGTAGACTACTTGATGTCCACTTCCAGTCTTGCTGAATGATGTATGTGCCGTTGTTTACTGTACCGCCAGTTACATAGCGACCTGCGCCAAAAACGTTGGTGCCTGAAGTTGAAGGTGTAGAAGTAACAACCATCTGAACTGCTGTTACTGGAGTTGCAGATGAGCCATTAGTCATAGCACTGAATGTTGAACTAGCAGTAGCACCTAAACTTGTCCAGTCAGTAGAACCGACTGCGCTAATAGTGTATGTAACACCACTTGCTAGTGCCGTAGCTGCAACTGTGTCTGAAGTACCAGTGATTAGTGTGCCTACTGATAGAGCACCACTTGTAACGCCAGTTACTGTTAGTGTGTTGCTACTAGCACCTGCGGCGCCGATACTTGCTGTTACTTGCGCAACGCTTGCACTTACTAGAGCACTTTGACTCAAGTGATATGTGCCTGTAGAACCTGTACCAGTGATTAGAGCATCGATGTATGTGCCTGCTGGAACGCCTGTGCCAGTGATTAGTGTGCCGATTTGTAGAGCAGTAGCACCAGCCGCAACTGATGTTACTGTTAGAACACGACCAGCAACTGTGCCACTTGAACCGTCATTGATTGTACCTGTGATTGTAGCTGTAACGCCGTTTCTAGAGATTACTAGATTACCAGCAGTAGTACCAGTTAGTGCTGGTGAAGTTACTGTTGATTGAACGACTGGCCATGCGCCTTGCCATTCAGGTGAACCGATTGCTACCCAAGCTGTTGTAGCTGGGTTTACTGATGCGTCTTGTGACTTGTACCAGTAAGTTGAGTAACTGTCTGGTGCGCCTGCTGTAGTTGTTAGAACAACAGCATAACTACCAACAACGCCTAAACTTGAACGTGGTGCGCCACTTGCGTCAATATCGTTCTCAGATGTAACGATGATTGGTGACTTGGCTGTGAAAGCGCCTGTTGAAGCGTTGAATTCAAATACGCCCCATGTACTTGAGCCAGTGTCTAACCACCATGCGCCGTTAGCAGGAGCACTGCTTGGGCGGCTTGTCTTGCCTACTAGAGCACCTAAGTCAATGTCTGCGCGGAGAGCGTAGATTAGGTTAGTGCTGCCTAGAACTGAGTAACCAGCTAGTAAGCCGTACTCGTTCAATTCGTAACCGTGGATAGGTGTACCATTTGTTGTCTTGTAGAAGAATGGGTTACCGAAGTAAGTAACCAAATCACGCTGACTTGTGATTTGATATAGCTTGCCAGCGTTGGCTTTTGTTGTTCCAGAAGCTACACCTGTGCCACTAGCATTGATTTTGTTTTGTGCTGTAGCTAGAATAACTAGTGGAATAGAGTTTGGCGCGGCTGGTAAGTATTGACTTTCATCAATAATCGTTACCTGGGAACCTGGAGATACTAGTGCCATTTTTTGTTTCCTTTATGTCTAAATAAATGTGTGAATCATTTCACTATTGATATTTAGCGTAAAGCTGTCAAAAATGGTCTATATCAGCCTCTACTAGTAGAGTTGGTCATAAATACGCTTATGAGACCAATATGTACCGTCTGTAATAAGAATCCAAGAGCGCCTGCGTACTATCGCAACGATAAACGATACTATCGCAGTCGATGTAATAGTTGTATTCGCAAGAATAAGAACTTGATGCCGCAGAAGCCGCGCTGGGAGTTAGACGGGTATAAGAAGAAGGCCGCTTGTGATATCTGCGGCTTTAGATCGGCCTACAGCAGTCAGATGACCGTGTGGCACTTGAACGGCAACCTGAACGACAGTGCTATGTTGAACTTGCGCTCTGTATGCCTCAACTGTGTCGAGGTTGTGAAGCGCAAGTATTTTACGTGGCGTCCTGGTGACCTAGAAGCTGATTGACCTTTGCGTGTAAGTCGTCAATCGTACCGTTGTTGTCGATATGATGATCGTATTTGAGACCGACTGAACTGTACTCCGAGGCATGAATGCCTAGTTCGTCTAGCTTTCGCTTAGATACTGCCCACTTTGTGTTGCGAAGTTCGCCCTTGTTGTACGCTACGGCCGCATCATGCCAGTCGGGTAGCGGGCCTCTTGTCACACGGATTGTAGTGCCACCGCTGTTTTTGATAGCATAGACCTCATTTGCGAAGCGGGCATCAGTGATAACAACATCGTTCTTAGATTGTCTGAGCCTGTTCTCTACTGATGCTACCCAGATGTCCTGATGAAAGTGATTTCTGAACAACTCGGTGCCCCAGTTTTGTAGCACCCAACGCGGCGTTAGATGAGGCATACCTAAGCGTTGTGCCCACCATGTGTCTACTTGCTCTCGCCACTCTCTTGAGGCTTTTGTTGAGCCTTCGACCATCTCTCTGTCCCAGCCAAAGATTGATGAGGCGGCGTCTTTGAGAGCTCCTGCGAATGATACTCGCTTGAAGCCGTGATGCGTACAGAGATAGTCTGCTACTGTGTCTTTACCGCTTGCGATAAAGCCTGAGATTGATATGATTCGTGGTTGTGTCATTTGATTCGTCCGATGTTCAGATGGCGAAACGCCTTCTGTAGCATCACAACTTGATTTCGGCAGTCGTCGAGGGCAATGTGACCATTGACTGTTTTATCGCCAAGGGCTTCTTTGGGCACTAAGCGATAGACAGTGCGGGCATCCATTACGTCCCAAAATTTCCATGGTAGTGGTAGTTTGTAGGAGTCGTAGGCATGTTCAATCATAGGATAGTCATAAGTGATGCCTTTTGACCATACTCTGCGACAGGTTCGCATCATTACCGACAGTTGAAGTAGAGCATCTCTTAGAGGGACTCGGCCTTCCTCTGAAAATGCGTCCTCTTGCGCTTCTGGTGATTGACTTGCCCACCAACGAATAGTGCCTTCGTCTGTAGTTCTACCCATAGCTTCTTGCTCGTCAATCTCAATACGAGCGTTCATGTATGGTAGATAGTGGGCTTGGGTGACTGGGTCCCATTGTGGCTCGGTGATCCAACCTTGTTGTTCAACATCAAATAGTTGTGCGCCAATGGTCAAGATAACCGAGTGGTCTTTCTTGCCAAGTGCTTCAAGGTCTACCATCAAATCCATTTTGTTTGCCGTTTTAGTTAGTGATATGCTATTATATCACTCTTGCGGCTAGAAGGCAATAGATTTTGGATGTTTAGCCTTGTACCCAAGTTAGAGGCATTGAACCGTCAACATATGTTTTGAGTTCGAGTAAGAGGTCTTCGTGCATCTTAGCACCTTCGGCCTTCATTTGTGCGCCGTTGAGTGTTGTGCCGCCGCTTGGGCCTGCGATTGTCGAGAACTTTTCACGAGCTTCGCCGATCATCATCTTACACTGACCGATTGTCCAGGAATACATCCACGGTCCGATAGTAGGGTCTTGTAAGAGCGTGATCTCAGGTTTGAGGTTGTCTGTCCACAAGAGGATTTGTTCGCCGGTGCCCTTGAAGTCACGAACAAGTTTGAGTTCTTTAGTGACAGGGTTGTATGTGTGAATAATGTATCCGCCGAACATGCGGGCCGCAAGTTCAATGTAGCCTGCGTAGAAGTCATAGGTTGCTAAACCGCCACTGTAGTTGTAGTTGAGCAAGTATGTATTTAGAATCGCAGATGAGAAAGGGTCGAATGATGTGGCGCCTGGGCCGGTTTCTAGGCCGATTGTGCGTCTGAATACTTGACGAACACGGGTGATTTCTTGCGGTAGCACATACACGCTTTTGTCTTTTTCAAGCGGTAGTAGTGAGTATGACTCTTCGTAAGCGTTAGCGCCTCGTTGTCTGTAAGTTGCTAAAGCATACTGATACGCGGCTTCATAATGTTCAGGGTCGAGTTCAATGTCGACCATACCGCCGCCTAGACGGAGTTCGACGTTTTTGAACAGTTGTTGCTTGAGTTCTTGTAGCGTTGCCATGTAAAAATACCCTATATGTAATAGGGTATTTATCTCTTAGAGGTCGCCGTCTTGTCTGTTCTCTGAATAATGAGCGTCGAAAGAGCCACCTGGGTAGCGAGATTCTAACTTCCTGACGTTCTCGGCGATAACATCGTTAGGGTCTAGATTGAGTGCTCTACAAGCATTGATCCAGTACCACATCACATCGCCTAGTTCACGTTTCATGTGAAATACATTATCGTCTGTTAGAGGCTTGCCCTGAAAAAACATCTTTTTAGGAATCTCACAGAACTCACCCGTCTCCGCGGCGAGACCTAATGCGGCGGTTAGTAGAAGAGGTACATTGATATCAGGGCCGTGTTTATTTGCCTCTGAGTCATAACTAGCATCTAGTTCATCACAACGATTCATAAATGTTGTGAGGTCATTTGAGGGTTTAGAGGTCACTGCCTCTACGAAGTCTTGATATTTGTTTAAGTCAATCATAGTTTAGAACGCCTGTAAGATAATAATATTTTCATTGAATGCCGTTTCTTTGTTCATAATTTTCGATTGCGGCAATAATTTCAGATACTTGCTCATCGGACATAAATGTCCTTAGTTTAGGCAACGACTCTCTGACTTTTTGATACCACTCATACTGCTGTTCTTTCGTGAGAGAATCAATATATTTCTTACGTTCATTGTATTCCTGTAAGTTCATTTTGTTTCCTTGTGTCTTTTTGCGTCATTATATCCCATATAGTATCCAGCGATTAGTGCCATTAGCATACCGAATACTACCATGAATACAGTGAATACGTTTGCGATTTGCTCGTCAGTCATTACCAAGCCTGTAAGATAATAATATTTTCGTTGAAACGACCGTTAGGTTCGGTCGCAGTTGTAGTCAAGTCTTTGAAGAGTGTACGCTTAGCGGGCTTGCCTACTTTCATAAACTCAGTTAGCATAGCAGGCTTGCGTAGGGTCTTAGTCTCCGACTTTACTTTGTCAAAGCCAAGAATAGAATTGCCCTTGACTGTGAATGATTTAGCATAGTCGTCTGCTACATAGTGAGTTAGCTTGCGATTAGCGGTGTTGTAAACCCAGCACTCACTAGCGCCGTGTAGTTTAGTTGGCGAAATGCTTTCAAGATTGAGCTTGTTAGTAGCATCCTCGAATTTCTTGAGGAACTTCAAGTTCTTGACGACTTTTTCAACAGGAACTGCCTTACGAGCACGTGGTGCTTTGCTTGCTTTCTTGACCGATGAGTAGCCGTGTAAGTCTGCTACGATTGCTTCGCAGAACTTGATGATGTTTTTGAGTTGTGTCTTGGTAAAATGACCGTATGCTTCTTTTAGTTGCGCATCTTTAGTGTCAAGTGCTTCTGTAAACTCGTTGATTTTCTTTTGCCACACATCAACTAGGATTGAAATATGTTGAGGCATGATGTTGCGGTCGCTTAGTTCCCGCATCACACGATTTTTAGAATCAACTTTTTGATCAAGCGTCATAAACTCGTCAAACATACCTTCTAATTCGCCTTGTGCTTCACGAGCACGTTCTTTCATAATGTCTTGAATAGAAGGGCGATTAGATACCGGTTTTTCTTCAGACTTGATTTCTTCTTGAGGCTTAGCTGTCGCAACAAGTAAGCGGGCGATTTCAGCATCAAGTCGTTCTTGTTCGATAGGAGTCAAGTCTAAGCCGCGCATCGACATACGAGCAAGCCAAGCATACGTTGTTAGCACTTCGCTGTCTGCTACTCGGGCTAAATGTTTTGCTTTTGTCTTGTCTGTTTGATGAACATAGTCGACCAGCATTTCTTTGGCTTGTTTTGTGCCATAATATCTGCTG